CATTATCAGGTAGCATACCTTGCTGATCCCATAAATATAATCTTATAGCTTCTTCATTAGTAAAATCTCTTACAGCTTCTTTACCTAATTTAGCGGGGGAATTTTTAATTTGTTTTTTAAGTTCAGTCCATTGTGTCATAGACTGCTGCTTAGCTATTTCAAAATCACGAATTCCTCTTGCATAAACATCAGTAATGTTTTCTTTATACCATTTAAGATTTTTATCACCTTCAGCGCCCTTGCCAAGTGTAGGATATACCAATCCCATGTAGTCCTCAGCTGAATAAGGAACAAAAAACTTAAAAGGATTATTTTTCTTTCCAAGTTTTATAGCCCTAGCTTCAGAATATGTAGCATCAGCTGCAACACCTTTAACTCTTTCAAGCATTTTATTAAATTCTTGATCAAGAGATTTTGATGATTTAATTTGTGTTGTTGGTTGACCCGTAGCATCTACCCCATATGCTTCTTCAAATGTATTACCATTTAAATCTACAATATTAGAAGGATCTAAACCTCCGTCAAATAAAGCAACAGTTGGATTAAAATATCTTTCTGTCCAGCTGTTTGAAAACACTTTCCAGCCATTAGGCATACCTGTACCTAAACCAGCATCACCTAATTTATAATTTAAAGCTTTGTCTAAAGCTATTACTTTATAATTATTTTTAACAGCTTTAAAATCTTGATAAAAATTTCTATTAGAAAGTATGCTATCTAATAAATATAAATAAGCACCAGTAGCCGGCATAGCGTGTTCAAATTCAAACAGTCTTTTACCATCACCTTTTACATTTAATGATCTACCTATAACTTCAGCCCCTAATCTATGCGGATGATTTTTTACGTTTGCTACTAATTTAAAATAATTACCAAATACAACAGCTGCATTCTTATCTTTTTTAATAGTATCGTAAATTCTTTTCCACATTTCATCAAAAACTAAGCCATTTTGTTCATTAAACTTAGCAGTTGTGCCGTTTTCAAAATTTTCTTTTTGTTTGGCTTCAGTTTTACCTACAGCCTTACCATTTTCATACAATCTTCTTGTATAATCAGTAACACCTGGTATATCCTCACCCCAATTTTTAAAGCTATTATATGATTTAGTTAATTTAGATCTATAATAATTGTATACTTCATCTCTTTCTTGCTCAGTAAAAGACCTAGACTTACCACCTATAACTCTTTTACTATGAGTGAACATGCCTGTTCCTTCACCTGTAAATAAAAACTTTTTAGGAAATATAGGAAACACATATTTTTCTAAGTCAGATATGTATTGGTCTATATTTTCTTTTTTTCTAAGATCATATACGCCTCTTCCTAAGTATTTATTCAAAAGCTTATTAACATCACCTGTTTCTAATCTAAACTCTCTGTCTAAACTAGAGGCTGGTTTATCAAATTGACTTTTACTAGCTAAAACAACCCCATGCTTCTTTTTAAATATTTCAGCTGTAGCAGGATCTTTTTTAGCAAATTCAATTCTAGCTTCATTTGCTACTTGTCTTGCTATAGCGTTATTTAATGACTTTTTACGGTCAGCTCTTGTAGAAGGTTTTTCGTTAGTAGCTTCATAGTAATCTATAAACTCTTCTTTTGTAGGAGGATTTGTATTCCAGTCTGCAGAAATGCCACCTCCTTTTTGAAAGTCTATATTATTTAAAGTTGCGTCTAATAGAGTATTATAATTTTTATTTAAATATTTAGAAAAATCATTAGAGTTCTTAGTGTTTTTACCTAATAATTCTTTTATATCATTAAATAATTGTTTACTAAATATTTCATTAAAAGCTTTATTTCTTGCGGTAAGCTTTTTCAAATCAGAAACATTTTTTCCCTCTAACTCTTTATCTGCTTTTATAGCAGCAAGTTCAGCAAGTTTATTTATTTTTTCAATAACACTAGCCGGTATGCTTAAAGCTTCAATTATAGATTTTTTAGTTGAAACTTCATCTGGGGCTTTTTCTTCAGCTGTAATAGCTTTAGCTTCTGTAACGTCTGTTGTAATACCAGCTCCACCTTCCTCAACCATTGACTCAATACCAAGTTCTTTAGCTAATCTATTAGATCTTTGAAAAGCTCTTATACTAACGAACTTGTCTAAATCCTGTTTAGCAGGATCATACTCATTTGCTACAATAGTTGCTAAATTAGAAATCATACCATTTTTGTAGTCGTTTCTACTAACATCTCTTTTAGCATCTAAAGGTATTGGATCATATAGTCTTTTAGTTACAGCCTCAACTATAGGTGCAACTTCTTGTCCAAACTCAGATTTTGTAAAATCAAAAGTTTCTTGTCCTTGAGGCGTTTTAAGTAAACTTTGCTGTACTAAATTTTCTTTTGTTTTATATTTATCTAATAAGCTTTTTAAATTTGAACGAGAGTCTTTTCTTGATTGCTCAGCTTCTTTTTCAATATTTTTAGCTTTAATTAATTTACCTTTAAAACCTTCTTTAGCACCCTCTATTAAAGCTTGCCTTAATCCTCCTTTAGAAATATCTTTATTATAATCTTTTATAAAATTATAAACGTCTTTGCCTGAATCAAATTTTCTTTCAATTCCTACTGCGTCAAATATCTTTCTAAATTGATCTCCTATTTTTGTGAATAAGTTTTCATTAAATTTTAAATCACCGGTAGCGGTCGCATCAGAAAACAATGCTAAAACCTCTTCTCCTCTTACAGCATCTTTTTCATTTTTGTATAACTCTAATCTATCTTTAAAAACAGAATCTTTTACTTCTTTACTATTTAATTTGTCAATTTCAGTCTTTAATGAATTACCTAACGAAATAGCAGTTTCAGGGCTATCTTGTAAAGTTTTAAATAACACTGCATGTAAAAACTCATGAGAGCCTACGTTTATAGCCCCCGTTTTTTTAGAAACTTCTTCATTTATTATTATTTCTTGACTACCATCAGGGTTTTGTATTATAGTGCCATCATTGCCTTCAGCTAATATTTTTGATTTTTTAGTTTTTCTTTTATCTTTAGAAAGTAAGTAGTCTTGAACTTCTTGAGAAGTTTTAAACCTTTTAAACGTAAGGTTTTCTATTTTACTAGATAAGCCTTCAATTGTTTCAAGATTTTGTTCTAAATTAGCATCTGATCTATTTATAGCGTCAGATTTAATTTTAGTTAATTTTTGTATACTATTATTAATATTTGAGTTTATTTCTTCTAATAGTATATTTTGATCTTCTTTGGTTATTTCACCATTTTCAAATCTTGAATTAACTTTATCTTGTTTTTGTTCTAATTTAGTTACTTTGTCATATTCTTTAGATGATTGATAAATTTCATTATCAGTCATTGAGTTAAACATTTTATTGTTTTCTAAAATAACTTCAGCAACTTGTTTTTGTTTTTCTTTTATTTGTTTATCAATAGTCTTCTTTACTTCTTTATCTTTAGTAGCGGTTTTTTGCTCACGCAAAATTTCCACTTCCTCTAAAGCGCCTTTTACGTATTTTGATTGAAAAACAGATCGCATAGCTGTAGCAGCTTTTAATTTATCTGTTTTATCAACTAATAAATTTGATTTACCACCACGCAAAATTCCTCCGCCAACAAAACCTTGTAGGTAAGACTCTAAGCCTTCTTCTGAAAAAACAGCATTACCAAATGCTTCTAATTTGCTTTCGCCTTTTGCATCAGCTATATTAGCAGCGTCTAAACCTGTTTGTGTAAGTTCAGTTAATCCTTCTTTATTACCTGATAATAAAGCCGCAGCGATAGTTTTATTAACGCCTTTTTGTACAACTTTATTCATAAGGTATTTGCCAGCTCCCTTTAGACCAGCTCTTTCTAAACCAGCACTAAAAGCTCCTATTGTTGCCGGTAATGCAACTTTGTCTTCGTTGTCTCTTATTAAATCTGAAATTGTTTTTCCCTTTTGAGCTGCTAAAGTTTCATTATAATCAATATATGATCTGCCAATTAAATCTGTAGCTAAACCTCCTCCGGCTGTTAATGTGTTTATAGCAGCTGAAGATCCAATAGAAGTAATACCGTTTACTATACCTGCAGCAATTTCACCAATATCACCTTCTTTAAAACCTTTAACTATTGATCCAGTTTTGCCCATTTCAGCCTCTTGCAATTTTTGTTGTTGTATTGCAAAATCTAAATCTTTTTCAGATAAACCTTCTTTAAAAAATTTTGGTATTTTTTTATTAGCAACAAAAGCATCAATAGCTTCATCACCAAATATACCTCTAAATATTTTATTACTAGCAACTACAGTGTTAGGTATAAATTGTTGAAATTGATCAGCAACGTTAGTTATACTATTAACCATTTTGTCTGCAGTAGATAATTCTCCCTGTTCTTTTTCTTTAGCTAACCTTTCATTTACTTTATTACGTAATTCAATTTCTTGTCTAGCTTCTCTTTCTTTATAAGTTTCGTTTCTTTCAACATCAGGCTTAAGTATTTGATCAAAAAAGCCTAAAGCAGGGTCTTCACTTTGTAATTCCGAAGAACCACTTTCCAACTGCGATCCCATATCGGGAGTTTGCCCTGCTGCAGGTGCAGTTGTCTCCGCAACAGGTGCTTGCTTTTCCACAGATTGTGAATCAATTTTTTTAATACCAAATTGATTAATATAATCATCTAATGATAAATTTCTTTTTGCAGCAGCTGATTCAACTTCTGCTAAAGTAAATTGTGTTCCATTGTATTCAAACATGTGATATAATTTATTATGGTAATTGAGCTTGCCCTATTCCTTGCATTTCAGTTATAGGGTCATTAGTTCCTGTTTTAGTTCTTGCAGAAATTTGTTTTCTTCCAAAAGACTCCATTCCTGTAGCTGCGTATATTTTTTTGTATACATCATCTAAGTTATTAAAATCTTCTGCATAAACCATAACAGGTGTTCTTCTATTAGCTGGTAATTTTTCATTAACAATTTGATACCCCATAAACCTAGATGGAATCGTTACGGTTCCATCTTCATTAGCATTTGGATCTTTAGGGTCGTATATTACTTTAGCTTCAGAATAAACACGCTTAGGACTAGTAAATCCTTTTTCTATAAGACTAGTTTCTACATCATTCCAAAACTTTCCAGGATTATTACTTGCTTCATCTTTAAACATGTATGATTTTGATAACGGGTCATTTTCATTATTATTATTAATAGTAGCCGCAGGTAGATTTGCTATTGTATTATTAACGTCTTTTCTGTTGTCAATTTTTTCTTTGTACTGCTCATATTGATCTTGTCTAGCCCTACGCTCAGTGCTAACAGCTTTTTGGTTAATGCCATACATAGTCTCTGCTTTTTGTAACCATTTTTGCTGCAATAGCCTATCACCTTCTGTTACAATACCATCCGCTTTTTCTTGAGGTGTTAATTGATCTTCATCAATAACTTGAGCCATAAGCTCTTTAGCTTTTCTTGATGGTACACCAAAATGATCAACTAATAAAGCTGCGCTTTTTCTTTCTTTATTACCAGGTCCTGCAGTGTTTATAAGATCTGTTAAAGAATCTGCTGCTCTATCCGCTGCGCTTAATCCTTGGCCGCCAATACCTGAGGGGCTTTGATTAAAAGCTAATATATTACCACCACTTCCTGCATTTAAATTTATAGAGGACTTTAATAAAGTATCTACGTCATCTTTAACTTGAAGCTTTTTAGATAGCTCGCTGAATTGACTTGCAGCCACTTGATATGGTTTACCATCAACAGTTTCAGATACCCACGTAGTAACACCATTAATGTTTTCAAATCTACCTTTAGGTGATCCTCTACGCATATCTTCAGCCATACCTAATAACTCAGGTGAGTTATAATCTGAAAATGTACCGTTTTCTATAGCTGTATTAACTCCACCTAAAAAAGCTTTAGCTTCTTTGTCCATGTTTTTAATACTACTAACCTCCCCTTTCAACCTAGCCATAGCCGCAGAATATGATGTCATATCCCCGGTTCTTTTAAGCTCTTTATTTAAGTAAGCAGCTTGATCAGCAATAGATCTACCAGCAGCGGTCATTATTTCACCCATTCCCTGCACACCAGCTGTAGGCATAATATTTAAATCATCCATATCTTGCGCCATTTTTTGCGCATAGTTATAATTTAAAATATTTCTTTTAAGTTGCCTATCTCTTTTAGCTTCAGCTCTGTCAGCCATTAAACGGCGTTCTTCTATAGACGAATCTATAGCTTGTCCAATCATCTGTTGGCTTTTAGCACCACCAGGCTTGTATTCAAATTCTTTTGACCAAAAGTCGTAATTATAGTTTGCCATATTATTATCCGCCGAAGCCTGCTTTATCCATGAAACCTGAAACTTTATCCCCAAAAAGTCCTCCCGTTGCTGCACCCACCGCGGCGTTAGCAACACCGGCTATACCGCCAATAAGATCTGACTTAGCTTGAGCCCTTGCCGCATCAGCAGCATTACTTCTTGCCATTGCTCTACTTGTTTGATCTTGTAATCTATCAAATTCAAACTGTTGTCTAGCAGCATCACCTTGTCTTTCCATAACATCAGTTTTAAACTGGTAATCTGCAGCGGCCATTTGCGCTTGGTTTGCAGCTGTTGCTCCAAATCTAGCAGCTTGATTCTGTGCTTGCTGATTAGCTAATGCAAATTGATTTTCTGCACCAAATTGTGTTTGTGCAAAACGATTTTGTTGTCCTACGTTAAACTGATTCATTTGATTTGCAGCACCAAACTGAGCTAAGGCAAATTGATTAGCAGCTCCGGCTCCAAACCTTGCAGCTTGGTTTTGTGCCTGTGCACCAAATTGTGCTGCTTGATTTTGTGCTTGTGCTCCAAATTGCGCAGCTCTGTTTTGAGCACCAACATTAAACTGACTTTGTCCTAAATCAAATTTAGAAGCTAAATTACCTTGAGCAAGTTGAGCTCTTTGTAATTCACTTTCGCCTTGGGCTCTAAGCATTTCATTTCTTTTAACCTGTTGATCTATAGAAGCCGCAACGCCTGCTTTTGATTTCGCAGCCTGCGCAGCTAATGCTGTTGCACCACCAGCCCCTGTGCCGGCTTGCGCTGCTAAATCTTGTGATGCAGCTAAAGCTTGATCCGCTTCTCTTGCTTGCATATCTGCAGCGGCTGTTGAAACTTGCAAGTTAGCCATTGTATTGGTTAATCCTGTATCAGCACCTCTGGCTAAACCTCCTATAGAGGTTGTTCTTGGGTCATACCCTTGCGCTGTATAGCCTTGCGCTTCATACCCTTGTGATGGTGCTAACTGCGCTAACTGAGCTTGTTGAGCTGGTCCTAATTGGCCAATCTGAGCCTGAGAGGGATCATAACCGGACATTGATATATCTGGAGTATCCATACCAGCGTACACATTCTGCAAATCAAAAGCATCTTGCCTTCCTCTTGCTGCGTCTAAGCCTTTAGTTGCTGCGGCTTGTTCTCTTCTTCTTTTTCTACCCCCAAAAAGTGATGCTACACCTTTTACTACGTCTCCCATTAGTATTTTAGTATTAATTCATAAGATGGAGTTTCATCGCAATAATACTCCGCTTTTTTATATTTTTCTAATAATCTACCTGGTTTTGCCCATGCAAATGCATATTTATAACCTAAGTCTTCAGCAAAATCAGTTGTAAAATCTACTAAGAGTTGCAATGCATCACTTCTGTCTGTGTCACGATAAGATTTATCACTAACTACAACAGCTGGAATTGCCATCTTACTATTTGTCATCCACAGCCACATAGCTGCAATAGGGTCATCCCCTTTGCAAACCATAAAGCCGCCTAGCCCTTCACGTTTTTTTTCTTGTTTATCACCCACTTGAAATGCTCCGGGTAAAAAGTCACGAGGGAAGCCTTCAGAGCCGTAAGCTTCCCACCACTTTGGTATTAAATCCCAATCGGATTCTTGTAATTTTCTAACTTGTAATTGCATATAATTTAATTCGATGAATTTACTGCTTCTGAATTTAAAGCAAACAATTCTTTTTTAGTACTTGCTTGATTTACAGGAAGTATTAGCTTTGTTATAGCAAAAGCTCCTTTTATACCTGAAATCAATTCTTTGCCATCTTCTACCACAGCTCCATTTTCAACTTTATATTTAGTCTGTTCTGAAACTATAGGTGCAAAATACTTGCCTTCTTTTTTTTCAAAAGGAAATGATATTATATCAGCCATGTTATCCTGCTTGGTTAATAGTTATTACTTGATTAGGAACGCTAGCAGAAACTCTTGTGTTAGTAGTTGCTAATGTAATTGTTCCGGTTCTTGATGAGCCTGTTGTATTTTCAGTTGCTCCTATTGTAAAAGAATTGCCTGGCGTTAGCGCAGCAGTTCCATTTACTCCGTTTAATAATATCCAATTGTCACTAGGACTTGCTGAACCATTTACATTCCAAGTTCCTGATATTACAACGCTATCTCCTGCTTGATTAATTGCTTGCGGAGTTGTTGTTGTTCCTAAAGTTGCAGTAGTTGCTCCTGTTGCTGTTATTGTAGGCGTAGCGGTAGTATCACCAATTAACGCAGGCACAATTATAGTTATTGTAAGTTGTCCGTCGTTATTGCTTAATACGCTATTTATATTAGTGTTTGCAGGATAACCTACTCCGCTATCAGTGTAGCTAGATGTAGTTAATACTTCATTAGCTAAGCATGTATACGTAATAGTTGCCGTTCTTGATTCTGCCGCCTCAAAAGGAGAATTGTAATAAGCCGTTCCTACAGCGGTGCCGTTAGGTGTTGCTATAACACCCGGTGATGCAACATTTCCTTGTCCCCAAGTTAATGTATATTTAAGTGTTGCTGTTCCATTTATTGTTATAGTTCCCGCTGTAGCTTCTGTTGGTACAGTTACAGGAAGAGTATAAACAACATTATCTCCATTTCTAGCATTTGTAATAGTGCCTGGATTTGTTGCCGCAGGCATTCCTGAAATATTAACAGTAATATTAGCAGGATCTATGTAATAGTTTGTAAAAGCTGCTGTAGAAAAAACAACATTGTTACTTCCGCTATTATTAAATATTTGAGATGCTGGAGTTATTGCTGAAAAAGCAACTGTATCTATAGTATTAACTGTTAATAAAGCTACTGTAAAAGCTAAACTAGCTCCGCCGCCTGATATATTTAAAGTTTGTGTACTATTTGAATTTCCTACGGTGTGTTGTACTAAAAATACTAATCTACCGTCGGTTATAGACTGCGGATTAGTTATAGTTAAATTACTTCCACTAGCGGATGTTAACACGATATCGTTAATATTTTTAAATTCAAATTGCGAATTTAAAGGCTCTACAAATATAGCCCAAGAAATACCTTCATTTTCTTTTGCAATTACCGTATTGGCTCCATTAAAAACAGAATTATCTGCTGCGCCCGATAGTTGCAATGTTGTAGAAAAAGAAGTTGCTACTTGAGGAATTTCACCAGAGCTGCTTATGTCTGTTTTAATGTATTCAACACCCCATCCTTCATCGCCTTCATAGCTTAAAGCATTGTATTGTTTTACTAAAGAAGGAGCATCATTAAATATTGGAATTACATAAGACTTTTGTGTCCCTGAGTTATAAAAATTATTATGAGTTACATTTTCGCTATGGTGCTCCCATAATGTTCCGCTATTAAATGTATAATAATAATTATTTAATGAAATTCCACCTTCTTGTTTAAACCCTTTAAAGCTGGTCCATCCGTTAGATCTATCATCAAAAGCTAATGTTAAATACCCATTGCTAGCTGTTTCAGAATTTATGTCTTCATTACTATCAAATCCTTGGCCTATAATTGTTAGTTCGTAACATCTATTATATTCGTCGTAGGATCCAATTATTTTGCTAGATTGTTTTAAAGCATCTCTAAAAAAATCACCCATACCTAATTTGGCTATTTCAGTAATTCCATTTTGGGACAACCTTAATACAGTACCTCTGTTTTTATCTGTAAAATATTTTGCAAAGCCGTAGCTAGCAAAAGACTGAGGATTTTGTGATATTCCAAACTCACCTGCATAAGCAGCTACAGTACCTAAAAATTGAGTATTACTTGTTACAGGCACGGCTCCGCCTTCTGCAGAATATATAAAGTTTTTATTTACAGGAGATCTAGAAACTTTGTCTTCCTGAAATATTATTACTTGGGTATCATCGACAAATAACTTTTGTATTGAACCATCTAAAGGATCTAATGATATTGTTAAACCGCCTTCAGACTCATTAAATTGATTTATATAGTTAATACCTGTTCTGGAGTTTAAAAGCCCGCTAGAATGTATTAATGTGTTTTTTCTTCTTTCTTGTGTAAAATTTTCTTGTACAACAAAAGCTCTAACACCTATATCAAAAAATGGTTCATTAAAACCAGCACGTATTCTATTTATTTCAATGTGATTACCTGTTGTAAAAGTTAACAGTATACAGTTAAAAAATGAAATATCCGTTGTAGTAGCAGGTATTTCTGATACTAACCCGCCTGTTGATGTTTCATAAAATATATCTAAGTCTGAAGATACAGGCTCAGTTTCAAAAACGCAAAGACCACTAGTTACTGAAGCACCAGAATTATCAATTGTTGTTACTAATGCATCCCCTGAAGGATTTGAGATAGACTGGACTTTAGTTAAATTAGCATGCGGTTTGGTATACACATTACTTCCTGATAAAAATTTAGGATATACAGAAACATCACAAGGTGATATTGTTGGAGATGTACTTGGCGGAATAGTTGCCGTTTGATCTCTAGGTATTTTATTTATACTATCACCAAAACGATTGACAGTATTAGCAGCATCTATTGTAGAAATCCAGTTATAATATTCTTGTTCTCTTTGTTTTACAACAACTCTATATGAGTATGCCCAAGAAGGTATTTGTGTAGTATCTGTAAAAGTAATACGCAAGGCATTAAAAGCTGTTGTAGATGCTGCATCCCCATTTCCTGGATCTATAAAAACAGTATCTGTACCAGAGCTTGATAATATAACAGGTGATTGTCTTCCAAACTTATCTGCTAAAACAATACCTACTTGGTAAGTTCTTCTTGACTTAACAGATTGATTTTCTAATATGTTATTTCTAGCAGAGGTTTCACCTGTTCTAGATACTGTAAAAGAAATATCGGGAATATCATAATTTTGTAAAAAATTACCATATACTAATCTACCGCCAGCTACCTCTTGCGCTTTTGCTTTTATAGGAACAGCATCGTAAACTCGTGTAAGTTGATCGCCTGGCAGTGTTCGAAACGGGTCGGTAGACGAATATGTAAAGTTTACAAAAGGCTCAGTTGTAACATCTTGATCATCAACAACATATAATGTTCCCGAACCAGACTCTTTATATATTAGTTCAACATTCTTTATTCCGTAACCTGTAGGCGTTGGTATTTGAAGCTGAACTTGATTGATTGCATTAACAAATGTTTCAATTTCGCCAAAATTAGATAATGAAGTGCTTATAGTATCTGTTTCATTTAGCCTTGAAAAAACTATAGGGCTAAAAGGAGCTAATGTGCTATACTCATTATCATCAAATTGCCATCTATAAGAAAATCTAATTAGCTTATCTTCCATAAATGTAGAAGATATATTAGATTCTCTTGTTGCAGATACTAATGTTGGTGATTCATAAGGTGCAAACTTTGCAACTGATATTAAATTATCAATATCATTAGCAGTAGTATAATAAGAAGTATTATTTCTTGCAGTTACTACATTTAATTTTCTGGGATAATTTCTATTGTCTGTCCAAAATAATAAATCGTCTACAATGTTTATTCCTGTTATTGGATAACTTTGGTGTAAATTAAGTTGAGCAGAAACAACTAAAGCTGTTGTTTGTTTTGTTTTTTGATCATACTCAAATAAGCCGTGCTGCCCTGTATTTGTTTCATTATAAGAAGAATTACTTGTTACAAAAAAATATATTTTTTCTGTACCTGTATCACTTATATATCCAATACATTTACCGTTAGTTAAATTACTTTGAGCTACAGCCTCGTTGCCTAATAAGTTTTCAATAGAACCAACGTCTGAACTTTCAGATTGCCCAACGGTAATATTAAAACCTTCCCGATATTCACCTGGAGGTACTAATCTATCATCTAAATCTCGGTTCATTTTACCGACATTAAACGTTCTTTTAATTTCTGGCATAAAATCTTATTAGTGTTTAATCCACTTTGCTTTATTACGTAATATTTGAGTCATTTCATTTGACTTCATATTAGATAATCTTATTTTTGCGTTTCGCATTTTTGATGAAGCTTCTTTCTTATATAAACCAGCCGCTCCAGCAGCTGAACCTCTAAGTTTAGAAAGATTATATAGTATTGATGCATACACAGCATCTTCGGCTAATTTAGGTACATAGACATTAGCAAAATCGCCATTATTACCTAAACCATCAGAAATATAAGTAAAAGTTATGTAACAGCCCTCTTTAAATGCAGCATCAAAATAAACTTTACCAGCTTCTGTGTCTAAAACAAAAGTGCCATTTATATTTTGATATTCAGGGGTAGATCCATATCTTCTACCGTAGTACATATAATCATCAGTATCAAAATAACCGTTATAATAATCTTGAGTTTGTTGCACGTCAAGAATTCTTGTTTCTGATTGATACTTTTCAATAGTTTCAGAAATTTCTTTAAATACTATATTACCTTCCTGATCATATATATATTTATAATCTTGATCTTGAGCAACAGCTTTGTTAGCCGTAGTTGTTCTACTGGGAAGTATTGGTTTCATTACTCCATTAGAATCAGTATATTCTATTCTAACGTAATTAACGTAATCTGAAGGTAAAGAAATGCTTTTGGTAGAGCTTAATTCTATTTCTATAGATTTTTCAGAATGTAAAATATCATAACTAAATTCTTGAACAGCTCTTTGCGCCCAAAACGCAACCTCATATCTAGGAACCTTTGCTAAAACTTTACCGTCTCCAATATAAGCAACCATAAAATTGTTGATTATATCGTTTAAGTTGGTTCTACTATAGTATCCCGGTATAGCTAGTCCAGTTCCGCCATCTAATGCGGAATAGTTATCTACGTCTAAAGGTTTTCTTGATATTGCCATTATTGTTCAGTTGCTGCTATTTGTTGTTCTTTTCCTTGTGCAAAGCCTGCTATGTCAGCTTGTTTTATAACAACACCCGCATATGTTAATATTTTAACCACTAAATCATATTCTTCGGATGCATGTAATTCAAAATTATAAGATTTTGCCGATGCACTATAACTATCTGTTGCAGGATCAAAAGCGGTTGGATCGTAAATAGGTTTATTAGGTACACCTGCGGCTATTTGCGCAGTAGTAGGCATAATATAACCCCATTTAGGTCTATTAGGTTTTTTTAAGTAATCTATACTAACACCAGTAATTATAGTGCTAGGATAAACTTTAACCCCGTTTTGGGCCAAAGTATATACAGGCTGACTGTCAACAGGGTAAGTTAAAGGGGATTGGTTAATATATTTTATATCTGAATGATGTGCAAAATCTGCTACTTTATTTCCAGCAGATACAACACCTAGTCTGTAAAAATTACTAGGGTATTCAAAAACACCATTGTTTAATACTAAATTAACATTACCGTAAAATTCATTTATTTTCTCAGAAGTATTTAAAATAGGATCTGCAAAGTCACTAGTTATATTTGCATTAAGCTCATATGAAGATTGCTTTCTAAAATAGCTTTCAAATATTTCATTTTGAGCTTGATTTGCTAACCTATTAAATTCCTCTGGCGTTATATATCCACGGTTGTCTTTATTAGTTATTACTAATACAGTATTGTAAACGTTATCTATATTTACCATTTATATTTATTGTGTTGGTTTAGACGGCATAGAGTTAATTTCTTACTCTACGCCAAGTATTTATGAAAGCTTTTTTGTTATAGATTTCATTAAATCTACACCTTCATCAGTTTTAAAATATTGTGCTAATGCCGCGTACGGATGCTGCTCAAATGGTACTGTTAAAACTTTTTTGCCATTAGCAAATTTAAAAACAGTATTATCATCAGTTAGTTGTAAAATTCCAACTTCAACAGCTCTATTAGCTAGGTTTCTTAATTTTATATCTTCGTCTTGAACAAGTTCTAAGAATAATCCAGGTTGCGATTTAGCAAATCTATACGCGTCTCTTTTTAATTCTTTAGAAGAAAGACCTGCTACTGTAGAACCTAACTCTGTTCTCATAATAGCTTCTAAATGTTCAATATCAATTTCATTAACCAAGTTTAAAGCTTCAAGTTCCATTTCTAAAACATCAATTTCATCTTCAGCTTCTTGTACTTCGTCAATTTCCATCCACAATTGATTTTTTTCTGGATGATATAAAGAAAGTAATTTTTGTAAATTTTGTTGCTCTTTTGCAACATGCAGTACCCCATCTAAAAACATTACATGAGATAGTGTTACAGCTCCGTCTTGCTCATCTACAAATAAAGATCTTTGATTTGTAGCATAACGTATTTCTTTATTTATACCTGTTGCTTCGTCAAAATAAAGCAAAGGTTTTCTAGCTGTATGTTTTGTTTGTATTGTCCAAGAAATAGGTGCTCTATTATTTGTAAGCACATATGTTCTATCTTTTATTTCCCATCCTTTTTCAATAGATGGCACTTTTGTTGTTTTTGTTGTCATGATTAAATAATATAAAATAAGAATACAAGGCCCCGAAGGGCCCGTATCCTATGTTAAAAAACTTATTAAGCTTTAAATAGTACAAAGTTATTTGCAGCTTGAGTAATAAGACATCTTTCAGTCAGATAGTGCATTCTCATTTCGTCAATATCTGAGCTAGTTGGTCCTCCAACAGATCCTGTAATCCAAGATTTCATTTTTCTATTGTCAGTTTCTGAAGCTCTATATCTTACGTGTAAGAATGGGCGCTTAATGTTTGTACCAAGTTGTTGGTCATAAACAGTAGAAGTACCAGCAGGTACTAGAACACCTTCAACATCTCCAAAACCTCCACGAGTTGACCAGTCATTTAGGTATTTCCAGTCAGTTTTGTAAAAGTCATAAGATCCTCTGCGGTATCCAGTAAACCCTAAAGTAAGTGCCATATCTTCGCTGTTGTTGAATACTCCGTAAGAAGTACCACCAGCGTAGCCACCATTTTGTTGTGCAAGAATATCATCAATTTCTAATGATAGATCGCGGTTTAAGAAAAGCATGTTTTCTTCAATAGCTCCTTGCTTGTCTAGTTGCTTAAGAACAGCATCAAAATCAGTAAGCGCTCCACCACCTGCAGCTTGCGCTCCAAATCCTGAATATACGTTACCTCTTTCTTCAATTGCATCAAAGAAACCTTGAGTACCACGTGCATTTTGTGCAGCTAGGCTACCTCCGTAAGTTCCAAGAGCAATATTAGCTCCTCCTGCAGTTTTTTCAACACCTTCAACCATAGCCATTTCTACGTAGTCTTCCCAACGTAGTCTGTTTTCGTGCTCTGATTTTAAGTACCATAGGTATCCATCAGCTCCATTTTCTGAAGTAACTTCAATCCATCCAATCTGAGCAGTGTCAGATCCGTTGATTGAATAGTGCTCTTTCATAATAATTGGAGCGTTTGTAAATGTAGCATAGCTAGGATCTAGCTTTTCAGTAAAGTTTCCAGTACCTTTAGCAAATTCAGATCCGTATACCATTGCAGTTACTCGCTGAGCAGCAGTTACGCCTGCATGAGGCTTATATGCTTTAATTTGAAAACGAGTATCAGAAACTAATGTTACTACACCTTTGATAACATCAGCAGTTCCACCTACAGCAGAAGTAGCACTTGACTGTACTTGAATCATAGCTGTTTGACCAACTTTGAAGTTACAGTTTGCTGTAGTAGCAGATGTTAGACCAATGCTTGTTGGTTGAGCTGGAATAGTAAAGTTTAATCGTCCACCTGCGTTAGCGTCAGCTGCAATTACTGCAGCAGCACCAACAGCTGGTAAAGCAGCAGCAGTTCCTTGAGGAAGTACATTTGCGTAACGAGTGTGTAAACGTCCTTGCTCAGTCCAAATAATTTGATCTGATGTTGAAGGCATCTCTGCAGATACCATTCTTAAAAATGATCCGATTGAACGATTTCCGTAGCGCTCTACTTCTTTTTCGTATACATCGGGTAAAAATTGTTGTGTCCATTGATCATGCGCCGCTGAGGTGAAGTCAATGTAGTTACCAGCATAAAGCGTTTTAGACTGGGTTGGTTGTAATGCGGCAGGAATGCCACTAGTAAAAGCCATTTTGTTTGATTTTAAGTTGTGTTATTTATTCCATTTAATGCGCAACTTATCAGATGAGTTTCCAGATACAACCCTAATTTTATCTCCATATTCAGTTTTTATAGTTGAATTGTCAGATCTAGGATCCATATTAATATTTTTAGCTTGCTTAGCAGCTTCTTTTACAGCGTCGGCACGGCCTTGCTCATAAAAGTGATTTGCAATCTTATCTGCGTTTTTAGCAGCAAATAAAGCTTTATGATACCCAGAGGCATCCGCTACAGCTCCATCATCACCTAAAAATTCATTAATAAAATTAGAAATATCTGATTGATATTGTTTAACTTTTTCTGTGTTATCTACTTTAAACCTGTATTTGTTTTCTCCGACCTTAAAATCAAAACCTTTGAAATTATCATTAAAAACTTTATTTGTTTTTTCAATAAACTCTTTTTGAAGATTATTATATTCTTCTGATTGTTGCTTAGAATTATTATAGTACTCCATAGCTTCGGTATATTCGGGAGCAACACTTTCTTGCTTTCTTAACTTAAGATCGGCATAGTATTTCTCTCTACTTGTATTAAAGTAATTTTGAGCATTATATAATTCTTCTTTAAAAGCTAATTGCTTAGCTTTAACTTCTGACGGTTCATCCGTCTCTTCATCATATGCAAAGTTTTTGTTGAATAAAAAATCAACATCATCCGCATCTAAATGAGGTTTTGTATTTTTATAGTATTCTCTTAATAAAGTTGTATTGTCCATTTTAGAAATGTCACGATTAAGATTAACATAATCTTCTACCGTTCCACCTGTTTCTTCCATGAACTGCACTAGCTTCTCAACGTTTTCAGGTAAAACAACTTTTGGTTCTTCTTGTTTTACTTCTTGTTGTATTTCTTGCTGTACTTCTTTTTGTATTTCTTTTTTTACTTCTTCTTGTGGTTCATCATTTACTAATTGTAATGGTGAATCATCAATTACTTCTTCTTCTTGGTTTTCTTCTTTTGTATCTTGCTCCCGTACTTGTTCGTCCACTTCCGGGCTATCTTCGGCTCCATCGCCCACAGATACGCTCTCTGTTTCTTGCTCTTGAATGGCATCTTCTTTAGGTGTTGGTGGTTTATCTAAATTTACTTTGTAAACGCCGTCTTCTTGAAGACCATACGATTCATCTACTGAACCTTCTTCAATAGCCTGTTCTAAAACAGCAGCTTCTTTTTCTTGTGGGGTTGCAGGAGGCGTATTATCTTCTACAACGTTAACTTTAACTTGTTCTTCCATAATTGTATATAATAAAATAATTTAAATAGTTTTATCTAGGTTCAAATCTTGATAAATCAAAACCTCCTAAAACATCATTGCCTTTAGACTCAAAGGACTTCTGTGGTTTGCCTGTATCAGGCGGTCCAGTTATTTTGGACGCGCTAACTTTAGTATTAGCTATTTCTTTTTGTGTTTCTGTTTGTTTTTCAACTAATTCTTTTTGTGCTTGAAGCTCTAATTCTTTTAATCTAACATTTAAATCAAACTCATATTGCATAAGTTCTCTTTTAGTTCTTGCTTCAACTTCCATTTTTTTAATTGAAAGTTCATTTTCAGCCGTAGACACTTGAATTTTAGATTCTGTTTTAATTTGCTCTGCTTGTGCTTTTGCTTGTTCAACAACAATTTGCGCTTGTCCCTGAGCTTCTGCTTGCGCTGCGCTAGCTGCTTGAGCCTGCGTTTGATCAACTTGTTGTTTTTTAATTCTTCTAAACTTTAAAAGTTGATTAGCTAATTTTGTATTATTAATTTCTCTTATATCAATAGCGTCTTCTAAAAATATACTTTTTTGGGCTAAAGCCGTTTGTATATTAGCTTCTAGCATTTGCTTTTCTTCTTGATCAGGTTCTAACTCTAAAAATATTCCGAAGTCGTGCATGTGTAAATCTTTTAGTTCTTCTAAAGATCCTACAGTAAATCTACCTAAAGCAGTTATAAATGCTTCTTTTGATGGATGGAACTCTAATACATCTTTAAATCTTAAAGAAATTGCTTCAGCTAAAGAAGTTGTAATAAACATACTACTAGTTAATATGTGTCGTGTAGCTGTATTACTATTAGCAGCCGCTAACTTTTGAACACCAACTAAAGCCTTAGGATCTGGATCAGAACCATCTCTAGCTTCGTTTAAACCAGTAACATCACGCATCATTTGTATGTACTGATTATATGCTCCTATTAATATTTGTATTTGATTGCCTCCGCCGCCGGGAAGTTCTTGAATTGGCACTTTGCCAGGGTTCATTTCTCCATCAACAGTTTGTGATCTACCAATTATAGAACCTGTTTGGAAATACATGTTTAACGCTTCCTGCGGGTTATAGCTTGTTCCGTTTCCTAAATCAATCTCGGCTAATCCATCGGCATCTAAATAAACACCTGAAGGTGTCATTCTTTGTATTGCTTGTTGTAGTTTTAAATGAGTTAATTGAACAAGGTCTGCATAAGGTGCCATTTTAGAAACTAAAGAATTAATATTTCCTTTGTAAAGTCTCGGGGCGCTTGCAATATAATTCATCATTACCTTATTAGTATTAGATAATGGGCGAATCATATTAGTAGCTTTTTCCCACTTTAACAATTCTTTAGTGCCTAATACAAAAGCTCCTTCATATATAACTTCTCTAGCCTGAGCTACTTTTTGAAAGCGAGTTCTTTTATCTTTAGGTGGATCAAATGAATCATCTTTGGGTATTGCTTTTTCAGCACCTGTTGATGTTTCTTTTATTTTGTATACATTATTTTCCCAAGTTTTCCAGTTAAAATATAATACGGTAACTACATTGTTATCATCAATAACATTATCATTTGTATTGCCTATATTATTATAATCTATCCAGTTTGAACCTTTTTTAGTATACTCTGCAATTTTTTCATCTGTTAAAGATGGAAATTGCTTTTTTAATTCGTTTAATTTTATTTTTTTTACTTCACCAAAATAATAACAATCAGTAAAATTAGGATCTTCTGTATAAGACCAAACTAAATTAGCAGGGTCTACATAATCAAGTTTTATACCATCAGTATTATTAAAGGAATGCTTAGCACACCCAATACCTATAACAGCTAAATCATAATCAATTCTGTTTTTTATTTCGTCGTATTTATTTGAAAGAAAAACATTATTTATAGCTTGTTCTTGTGCAATTTCAATACCTTGCTTGTAGTTTAATTGCATGAAAAGCTCAAGCTCCTCTGTGTTTGCAGGCAATTCTTCTTCTGGAACATTACGAGCATTAACACCTAACTCAGCTTCTATATCTGCTAATATTTTCTTAGCAGCAAGATCTCTTTGTATGTTATTAACAAACTTTGTTCTCTTACCTGTAGATATAGGATCTTGAGCAAAAGCTTTAATGCTAAAAAGCCTATCTTGCATTCCATTAACAACAATGTCTACAAACTTAGGAACGATAGGAACCGGTTTCCAGTCAAGATTTAAATAAGATAGATCTCCATTAACTGCAAATTCATCCTTATATTTTCTTATTGACTGTTCACCTCTAGCATATAATCTTAACCTATGATATTCATCACGTGTTTGGTAATACCTTCCGGACCCGTTATCCTTGTTAAACCAGTCTTGCTCAATCGCTCTAGCTACAGATAAACCGTAATCTTTAGATTTTTTAACTGCATCTGAGACTGCTTGACTCGGAAACTGTGTTATTTGTCCTTTATTTTTTGCCATATTTATTTTATTATCTGACTTCTTAATCCTGAATTTGTATATTTAGAAAATCCAAAATCAAGCTTTTTTATTTTTCTTTCACCGACTGGTCGGTATAAATGTTTTTGACAAGCCATTATAGCAAGTCCGCTGCTTATAGAAGCATCGTGAGCTGTTCGTTTTGAAATATCAAATCTAGCCCAGTCTTCTAAGGTTCTTTGAAAATACATATTACCGTGTGATTCTCCTAAGTTACCCACATTAGATTCTATATATGTTTCAATTGCCGCAGCGTGTGCTTGTCTAATATCTTCCGAAGAGTTAGGTATTCCTCCTAGCTCTAATTCTGTTTTAGATAATTTAATTTTTGTTTTATCAGGGCGATTCATAGAGAATCCCCTGTAGCCTCTTCTTTTAAAATGATATAATAGTCTAGGCTTATTATTTTCTGCTAATATAGGCATACCATAAAATACGCACGCCATAAGTACATCCTCAAAAAATATTTCTGCAGTTTGAGGTCTTGCAATGTATTCTAAAAAAAATTTACTATTAGGTACATCACTTACCATGCTCCACGTTGTTAATCCATGAAGAGCGCCGTTAGACCCACCACCCCCAACAGTACCGCTGATATCATAACTATCGCAGCCGAAGGATCCAAGGCCATCATTACCAGGGAATTTAATACCATTTTTTGTAATTATATTATTTTGTAAAGAAACAGGAGGTATCCAAGATAGATTAAACCTTCCTGATTTATTAGGTGACCATATAACTTTTGTATCTTTTATTCCATTTTTCCAAGAAAAAGATCCTCTAGTTACATAACCTTTTAGTGTCATTTCTTCATTATAATCTATCTGCTCATATATTTTAGTTAAATTAAATAAAGAGTTTATAGTTTCATCTCGGAATGCATGCTTTTCAGATCGTGGAAATTGTCTATAATACTCATTAAGAGCATCACTGTCGTTTTTTAAACCCTCAACCTCGTTGTTCCAATGATCGATGACTCCATTAAAAATTTGTTCGCCATCAATTCCTTTAACCGACTCTGGTGGTGTTTCGAAGACAGGATACCCGAATTTGTCAATAAACCCTTCGTATCCCCATTCCATAGGTATGAACAAAGAATATAATCCACTTGCAGTCTGGCCATTGCGGTTTCTATTTGTAACATCTGAATTATAATATAGTTTTTTAAAATTATCGCCTCCTTTTTCAATTGCATTAGATGTTGAGCCCATCATGCATTTGCCAACTATTTTTGCTCCAAGTCTAAGGCACGTTTTCGTGACCCTCCAGTTGTTGAGAATATTATCCGGTCTTTCCCATTTCCCCGATTCGTCGTGGACGAGTAATTGTAGTTTCTCCCCATCGTACGAGTTGTCTCCCGTGTTCTTCCAATCGATCGTTGTGTCGAGCCCTTGTAGCCCCTGCCCATATTCCTCCTGACTATAACTCTCCTTGAGGGAGTTTCTTGTAAGTCTTCTTGACGGAATCTTATAGGATAGCTCTGTCTTTGGTCTCTCCATACCGTCCTGTATTGGTTTGAAAAAGAACGGGTAGTTAATGGATATTGGTACCACCTTGTCTGTGAACATCTTCTTTGCATCTGCGCCAGTCTTAGATAAGATCCCAAACCTAGAGTCTTTGGATATTGTTGCCAAGTTAACAGTCTCTGAGGATGCCATAAAGCTAAACCCAGACCTTCTGTTCTTGAGGTAACACATTCCGTAAGATCTTCTATCTGCCTTGCAAGCCTCCCAAAAGTAATAGAATATTCTGTTTGCCTGTCTAAAATCAGGTGATCCAACATCAATTTTCGTCCAGTTGAGGTATATATAGTGCGATCCTGTAATGTAACAAGGCTCATTGTTGCACATGAACCAGTAACCATTAGAACGATGATTAAACTCACTTTCAATATATTCATAGTACTGTTCTTTAATATCTTCCGCATATTCTTTAAAATCAATTAAATTTTTTATTTTACTAAGTGATGCAGGTTTAGATATCTGTTTAAATACTTGATCTTCTTTCTTAAGGTCTTCACCATCTATTTTATTTGGAGTTTTAGGTATTCCTACCTTTAGACCTTGAATTTCATATATATCACCTAAAGTACCGTCCTTACTTATAATAACACAATCTAGCTCTTCATTATAACCGTAATCAAATTTTTTATATTTATTGTTTTTCTTTACCTTTTTATCAGATAAGTGATCCGTGTGTATTTTATATAAAGTTTGTTTATACATTATTTAACTCTATTTTCAACACCCATAAAAGCTTCTGATTTTTTATTCTCTGATTTTTTTTCTGCTAACTCTTCAATTTTTTCAATTATTTTTAAAGAGTCTTCAATAGCCACCCACTTTGCTTGTGCTGCTGTTTTTGCTTTTTCTGGATCTAATTCTCCTAAATCTATATTTTGTTTAATAACTTTTTCAAGTTCTACTAAAGCTTTTTCAGCTGCTTCGATCACTCGTTTTCTCCTGTCCATAATTTATTGTAACTTGATTAGATAAAATTCTATATAGTTTTTTCCCCTCTATTTCAAACTCATATTCGGAGTCTGGCGTGAAGCCCACAACATCACCTATAGCCAACCCTAAGGATCCTAATTCGTCGTTGCTATACACAAGCTCACCTTTTAATTTTTGTTCAGTTTCAGGAGCCCATTCGTCTTCGCTAATTAAAGGACTAACAAAGCAATAATCATCTGGGCAAAACCATTTATTATTTCTTTTATAAGCAAATATTTGATCAGGGGCTACAAAGTATTCATTTTCTTTTAAAAAGCTTGCACTATTTTTTTCTTCACCTCTTATATCAATCCATCTTCTAAAAACATTATGATGTACAATTACAACATCTCCCTTCTTAGGGGTTTTGTAAGTTACTCCATACGCGGGTTCATTAACTATGACACCCATTCTATTAACAAACATATAGTCACGCTCGCTAATTTCTGTATTTAATATTAATTCTTTTTGGTCAACATTTATTTTATTGTTGTACCTTGATTCAGTAGATATAATATAATTAAAAAGTGATTTCATTTAATAGTCTAAATTGTATTCTATTGATACTGCCATGTTAGAATTAAAAAATTTCCATGGCAACACCTCTTTGTTTTTTGTAATATAAATTTTGTAACCTCCGTTGTCTTCTAATATATCGCATATCTTGTGTCCTCCGTAGACTTCTTGACCAACAGAGTAATGCATTGCTTCATTTTTATAATCTGCTCCAATGCTTATTTTTCTAATTAATTTCATTTAATTTATTTAGTATGTCCATATTGTTATAGGGGGAGCACCCTCATATCCGATCCCTACATGGACAAAGTTATTTTTTCTACTTATACCTATTCTAGTAAAGCCAACCTCTATAGCTGCTTTAACTAATTTAAATGTAGCTTCACCACCTACACAAGCAATATCAACTGCAGCTCCGTATGCGTGCTCGCCTGGACTGGATTTTTTTGCTTCTATGGGATGATCAGGGCTTCTATAAGTTGATGTTAATTTAATAGGGTATCCATAGCTTTCTCTTAGATCATCTAACATGCCTAACAGCTTTGGATCCATCATTTCAAAATTTCTAAATTCAGATTCATTAAAGTATTTCATTGTATTATTCTTTTACTTTTTTAATTATCATTAAAATCGTGTACACTATAGTTAATAATAAAACTACGGTCTGTAGTATGGGGTTTAAGTCTGGTAGTATAGAAAATACCAAAGCGCCTACGTTAAGTCCAAATATTTTTAGGTCTTCCATTTATTTGTGTTTGTTATTTCCGAATACTTTCTCCACTCCTCTAGATCCGAAATATCCTCCAATTACTATTGTAAGTAATCCAGTTATAGAATCCAACGGGTAACCCATGTACCATCCTGCTACATAGCTAACTGTTAAAAACACAAGAACTAAAGGTCTTACGTTTGAAGCCAGCCAAGAGCCTGATCTTGCATCAGCCACCCATCTTTTTGTTGTGCCATCTATTTCAGCACGTTCCATTTTTAATTTTTCAAGAGCAATTTCTTTATCAGCATCGCTCATATCTGAACCGCCGATTATAGCTTGTATTACAGAGCCAACAGGTGTGTCACCAGCAATAGCTCCAACGACGCTGGGTATTTTATCTAATAAAAATTTTCCAACGCCGGTGTCTTTAAATTTTTTCTTTTCCATTATTTTATTGCTAAATAGATGTATGTGTCATCTAATGCATTTATATCCTGATTAGATGTTTTCAATTCAAAACTTGTAGCATCAAAATCTATAACTCTTGTTGTGCTATCTGTTGATTCAGAACTGTTTAAATTAGCCATTAATCTGTCATTAACAGGATTTGATGGACTTCTTTGACTGTCAAATATTGCCCAATCTCTTGTATCATCTGCATTTTTAATTATTAAAAATCTTGGTGTAAATCCTATTGAAACTACTTTACTTGTTGTACCACTTCCTGTATAACTCCCTATCTTCTGATAATCTGTTACAGAGTGGAAGCAGTAGGCTATGTAATCACCACCATTAGCATTTATAGCACCACTATTACCTACGGTAAATACTGTACTTGTTGGTGACGTATTATTAAATCTATTTGAAACAGTCGTAAAAGCGTCTGATAAATTTAAATACAATATGCCTGTATTACCTGTTGCTTCGGTATAGACATTCCAATTATCGCCTGAATCAGTTCTTTTTGAAATCATCATTTGCGGAGTAGAAGAAAGTCCGTGTCCTATTGTAGAGCCGCTTGTACCATTCCCTGTATACTTCACAATACTAAACCCTGCCTCTGCATTTACACTTACTACACTATCTATAGTACCCTCTGTGTTTATCTGTGGGAGGTTATCATCGTGGTCTGCTGCTTTCCAAACCCAAGCTACGTAGTCATAACCACTTCTATTTACGGAAGCTGAATTACCTATTAAACTAAATCCGTTGTC